TAGGCGTTATGTTGTCGACGTAAAGCCAAAGGTTTGCACCCATCCATTCCATCAGCTTTTGGCGGTAGTCCTTCGGTGGCTCGGAGCTGCCTCCCGCCTGCTTCATCATGCGACCAAGAGTCTGTTTTGGGTTCATCTCGAATGAAGCGATTAATACCTTCTGCCCTTGTTCAACAGCATTCAGGCATAGCTGACCTAGCCACATGCTCTTGCCATGACCGTTGATGCCGGTAATACCCCACATCTCGCCCGGCCGAAACCGTATGTCTTCCTCGTCTATTTTGTGCCACCCCGAGCCAAACCCCTGCGTGTCATTGATCGACTTATCGAAGTAATCATCGATGTCTTTTTCAAACTCCATGACAGAGCGCAGTGTGTCAGGATCTTGCCATCGGGCCTCTTCATACGCCGCCTCGAGAACCAGCCGAGACTGCTCGTAACCCTGCTTTTGAAGTAGCTCGTTGATGTCTTTTGTTGGGAGCTTCACCCGGTAGCACCGGTCGCCTAAACGCTTCATGATCTCTTGGGCAGCTAGATCTCCTTGCTCATCCATGTCAGTGGCAATGATGATCTCTTCAAACCGGGCAAGGTTCTCGTATTCGTTGGCGATCCAATTGGTTTGCTTGGCGCCTTTCCCCCCGCCCATTGGCACGCTCAACGCTGGAAATCCAAGCTCACCACATGCAATCGCGTCCCACTCGCCCTCAGTGATCCACACCTTGCGAGCACTTGCCGGCATAGCCTGCCAACCAAACAGTATCGGCCGGAGGTCTTTCTGAGTAGACGGATTGCCATCATGATTCATCGGCTTTGTCTTCAGGAATACAAGGTCACCCGACACGTCATGGAACGGGAACACGACATCAAGCCCACCACGGGTCTCCGTCTCATAGATCTTGTACCGGAAGCACACCTCACCCATCTCCCTGAACCCACGCTTCTGCATGTACTCATGTATCAGGCTGTTACTGGTTCTAGATGGTGGGGCAGGGGTGGAGTATTTTTTCTTTGCCGACTGCGAAATTTTTGGGGCGGGGCTGTAATCCCGTATACCGTAGCGCTTAGCTGACCACTCCATGGCCTCAGTAAGTGACATGCCTCGACCATGTTGGATGAGATCAAGCATGTCGCCACCATCGCCAGTTGCAAAGTCAATCCACTTCCCAGCCTTATCGCCATGCAGGTAGCACGAAAAACTCCGTCCCTTGTCCCCCTCGATGCTGCCTACCTTGTAACACCCCGACTCTATGATCCCTTCGGGAAACAACTCTTGGCATATTTGATGGGCATACCTCCCAAGCTCTGATTTGAGCACACGTATATCCATTACTTAACCTCAGCAAGATAATCATCTGTTCTTTGTTTATTTTTAAATCGATTGAGCGAGTCCCAGTCTGGACTCCCAATACGTTGCCATCCTCGACTGATAGCGAAGGGGATTAGCTCTGATAAATCGAATCCGTTTTTGGCCATTGTCTCGAAGTCATGGGTCTGCCTAGTGATCGTCGACTTACCCGGCTTGCGAGTGCCAGCCTTGTACTCCCACCACTCACGCCATGTCAGTTTAGGAATGCCTTCAGGGCAGGAGTCTGATAGTTCTTCTTTCCAATGTTTCTTCTTAGTAGATGTTTCTTCTTTAGCTATGTTTATTCTTAGGTGCTGATTTTCGACATCTTGTTTTTCGACATGTCGGTTTTCGACATCTTGCTTTTCGTCATATACCTCCCAGTCAAATACGTGCTTCCCCTGATCTATATACCTAACTCTGCGAATGTACCCACAGGTTTCTAACGTATCGGCGATATTCTTAATCCGGCCGGGGCTGCAATTGAAGTGGTTACTAAGCTGACGCTGAGTGACACGCCAGTTGTCAACGTGCGTAAGAAGGTAAGCTAGAACGCCTATGGCTTCCGGGGTTAGGTCTGGGTCACGCAGCAAATCGTTTGGCAGCTTGGTGTAGTGCCGAGATTTGTGAGCCGCAGGTTTGAAAATCATTAACTACTCCGTGTGGTGGTTCGCTGTAAAGCGCATGTAACGATAAGAAAATTCTTTTGATAGTGCAAATTTAATTATCATAACTGAGTTGATGAGAATAATTCGCATTTAACAGAGTTTTTCGAGTAGACTAAAAAAACTTCACACGGATGAGCTAAATGCACTATGACAATCAGAAACGATCGGAATACCTAAACGAACAACTAACAAAACGCGGAGTCGCAGCTTGGGGGCGAGCCTCTGAAATTGCTAGAAAGACCGGCTGTAGTAACGCAACCGCGGATGCTTGGCTGAAGGGTAGCCTTCCAAAAAATATCCAAACGGGAATAAATTTCGCAGATGAATTCGGTTTAGACTTCTACGAATGGTCGACCGGAAAGTCAAGAGGCGCTTTCATCTCAGAATCTAGACTATCTGAACTCATTCACAGGTGTAAAAACTTTGAAAATAAATACAATATCGATTTGAGCGCCAAGCAGATGGCCGCTCTCGTCCTAATGGGCGAGTCTGACGAGCAATCGCTTGAGTCGTTTATGGAAAATCTAAAGACTTTTTTGGCTAAATAATCAGACCAAGGATCGGAAGAATGGGAAAAGAGAAACTCACGGACGAGGCTTTATTCAAACTAATCCGGAAATTTATTGAAGATAATCCATCGATACATGTAAAAGAATGTGACGATGTGGTCGCAAAATTAATAGGAAAAGACAGTCCAAATCCATCTAGTAATTGACAAACTCATTTGCAAGCGTAAACTTTGTGGTGAATCTATTGATTTACTACACGGATATGCGACATGGACAAGACTTCTAAAGCCCACATATGGGCAACCCTTTCTGCTGTAAACATAAAACCACACTGCACTGAGTCCGAAACGATAAGCGGGGAAAAGTTTCCCGCTGTGTCTTGGATGAACGCGCACGTACTCATGATGGAAAACTTCCCAGAATACACATGGGAATTTACCGAAGACCCCGACAGCCGGGAAGTTCATTACTTCAATGACGGTACCTGCGAGGTTAGGTGTCGCATGACGGTTTTAGGGCACACCCAGATCACCTCTTACATGGTGAGAGACGGCGGTGATGTTGTACGCAACCCAAACAGCTTTCAAATAAACACCGCCAAGCAAAGGTGTCGCGTTAAGGCGATGGCTGAGTTCGGCCTTGGCCATCAACTGTGGCTCAAGAAGCCAACGGCAGAAGAGCCGGGGGTTGTAGAAGAAGTCACTGACCAGTCCTCTGGGGATGTTTTACCCACGGACGACACAGAAGCGGACTCAAAAGTCAGGAACAGCATTGATAGGCTTTGGATGACCAGCCTCGAAGAAATCCAAAAGGCGCGAACAAAAACTGCCGGTCAAAAAATGTTTGATCGATATGTTAAGGCTCTGAAGTCTCGCGGGCTGGAAGACTACCGTCTCAATCGGTGGGAAGAGGTCTGTAGCAAGAAGGGGTGGTCAGCATGATGCACCCCCAAGGTTCTGAAGGGTGGCTAAAAGCCAGAGCTGGCCTGATCAAAGCAAGTATCTGCGCTGCTTATGAGAACAAGCACCCTTACATGAAGGTCGCGGAAGTTGTCCGCCAAGAGGTAAGGGCTATCCTTGGCGCCGAGTCTGAGTTTCAAACCAACGCGGCAGTAGAGCATGGCTCCATGATGGAGGACTATGCCCGGGTTAAGCTTGAGCAAATTCAACGGTACAAAGTTGATGAGACTGGCTTGGTTGTACATTCAAAGCACTCGTTCCTAGCCGCATCGCCTGATGGTCTGATTGGTATTGAAGGCTGTGCCGAGTTCAAGTGCCCCTATCCTAAGTGGACCAAGGCGCCTTACTCGGTCTTTGACGAAAAGCGAATCATGTATTTGTGGCAGTGCCACATGGTCATGGAGGTCTGTGACCTAGATTGGTGTGACTTCATGTGCTACTTAGCGACCGATCCACAGGCTGAAGGCCAATGGCACATCGATAGAGTAGAGCGCAACTGGGATTGGTTGGACGAGGAGCTTGAAGGAAGGCTGTTGCCAACACCAAAAAAGGGGTCCGTCACTAGACTTGATTTGTTCAAGGCTTGGTATGACTTCATTCAAGCTGAAGCTGCCGATCCTGAACGGGCTCAAAAGCACCTTGATCCGCTGAAGCCTGACTACGATGAAATCCAAGATGACCAGATGTCTGAGCTTGCCGACATTCAAGGCAAGATCAATGAGATTGAGGTCATGAACTATCAAGCACTTCAAGACCTAGACCACCTCAAGGCTAGCCGTGACGCACTCAAGAAAGAGCTAGTTAAAAAGTACGAGCGGTCAATCACCAACGGATTCGTGTCTATACAGGTCATCAAGAAAACTCCTCCGGTGGATTTCCGCGGGGCATTTGAATTTCTTGGCGGGGAACAAGCCCTGCTAGAGAAAGATAGCTCTATCGACGAATGGCGTCGGCAGAGTAATTCACTGCAATCATCAATCAAATCAATCGGAGATGACTAATGCAAAATAAACCTACTGCCTTCGAGGCAATTAATGCTGGTAAGGGGCGCCTTTACCCGCTAGATCGAGAGAAAAAACTTGAGAAGTACAACAAGCTCAAGCAGTACGGCTGGTTTACAGATCTAAGTAAAGAGCAGCAAGCGCTGAAGATTCCAAGCTTCGACGGTTGGCTGAAGATCGATCAGGACATGATCGATAAGTTGCAGGGAGCACTCGATATCAATGGCGGTGACGCCTTTAGATACAACCTAGAAGTTGCTGAACAGAAGCGCGATGGCGAAGTCTCTCAGCTGAACGTCGAGTTCTGGTTACCCAACAAACCTGCAAACAAGCCAGCCCCACAGCCTGCACCACAGCAAGCTGACTTTCCCGAGGAAGACATTCCGTTTTAAAGGTATTGATATGGGTTTACGGCTAACGCGAGCTGTCGATAGCGTCTTATACGGGGGAAAGAACATGGACCCCCAAAGTCCAGAGACTACGTTCGAGCACAAAATATGGGTTCGACGCGTCCGGGACCACAAGGGCAAGCAAGATTGTCTCTTAAATGTGTATTCCAAAGACGGCTGTGTTGAACAACTTATGACTGTTGGTGGTGAGATCCTAGAGGTCAGCCCCACAGTCTCAATAGCTCTCGTAGGAATTCAGGAGTACTGGTACACGCCTGATGACTTCTGTGAGATTTGTGGGCGAGGTGACCTCAGCAAGAATAGGGTCGTCCCACAAGCAAGGATCTTGGTGCAAGCGCCAAGGTCATATGAACTTTTACGAAACAACGCTAGGAGTAAGCATAAAAGATGAGTGATCAAACAATTAGTATCGACGGTAAGTCGTACAACTTTCAAGAGATTGGAGAGCGACCTCGCCAGATGCTGGCACTCGTTCAACAAGCTAACCAAGCAATCCAGATGCTGACACCTTTACTTGAGGCAGCTCGAGCCGGTGCAGACTCAACCTTGGCTGATGCTAAAAAGCTTCTGCCGGAACCCCTCCCCCAAGAGGCAGAGGAAGTGGCAGAAGGCGAGGTTGTTAATTAGTCCTCGGGTCTGATAGGTACCCGAGTTCCTGACTGGCTTGGCACACCAGTGACTAAAAAACGTGCCGCCCCGAAAGGTGGCTCCTTGTGATTGGGGGCGGAAACGCCCCCCTTTTTTTGATAAGGTATAGCTGCGGTGCGGGGCTTCATACACACGGAGAGTCATATGAAGTTCAAAGATGTAGCAGAGCGGTATTTAAAAATAAAAACACGCAGAGGTAATGATAAGAGTCGTGCGGCAAAACTAGCGATCAAGCAGATGGTCGAGCGCTGGGGTAATAGAAACATTTCTACTATCCGGGCTAAAGACATTAACGATCTGCAAGAGGAGCTGCTTTACGAGCACGGTCTTAGTAACTCGACTGTGAACACGTACCTCAAGTACTTACGGCTGAC